CCATTCTTGGCCTTGCTCGGTGAATAAAAGTCGGCGTCTGTGTAAACACCAAGCCTTTCAAGTTCTCGAAAAGCTGTCAGCTCATCGCTGGATTTGAAGGGGTGTTCTTCTTCCCAAGCATCGAGAGCGCGATCAGATCGCTCCTTCTGCGTCTTGCTGTAATAGCCGACCAACGCAAGGTCGTCGTCGTATTCAGTTGGAAGAGAGTATGGATTCCATTGGAGCAGGTCAAACGCCCGCTCTTCTGTATCAGGATTAGTCACGGGCAAGCGGCTCGGGCTCTGAAGCGATGGCCTTTTGCAGCAGCAGGTTGACCCATCCAGTGCGGCTGACGCCAATGGGCTTTTTGCGGTCAACTTCTGCAATGACGCGCGGATCAATCAGCACGCGAGTGTTTGTGAATGGCTCCAGTTCGGGCACGTTTTGGGGTTGCTTTGCCGACAGAGTGTGCCCATAGTGGGCCGAGCGCGCAAGCCCCTTTTGCTAGATCCGATCAAAGAGCTGGATTTTTTCGAGGAGACCCACCGATACAGGTGGCGCGGGAACTGGGTTCTCGACAATGTTTCAGAAGTGTGTAGCGACGAACTGACCCCGTTTGCCAAGCAACGGATCGAGGAGACCAGGCACGGCCCTGATGGCTGGGAACTGAGAGGTCGGACCATCCACCGCTGCTGGGAAGCGAATCTTCTGAATCAGCCGTTCGTCCACGAAGATCGCTGGGATGCGTGGCTGGACCCGCTGTTTGATGAGCCGCTGTTTAAGGACAGCGAGACCCTGGCCACAGAGTTCCGCTTGGTGGACCGTTACAACAACGTGGCGGGCAGCTTCGATTTTTTGGTTTCTAGCGATGCCGGGGTCACGCTCGGGGATCTCAAAACGGTGGGATCGCGCAAGGCCGTTTCAGGTCGTAAGCCTGCAACTAGACAATTAGGCGCATACGCGAAAATGTTGAATCAGCATTTTCCAAAGGTCCGAATCGACCGTTGCGTCACGGTCGTGAGTGGTCCTGAACGCTGCCGCGTTATTACAGAAGACCCGCAAGAGTGCATCGAAGCCTGGGAGGAGGCGTTTGGCATTTACCGCGCCAAGTGTCCCACCTTCGACTTCTGAAGAGTTGCGGACTAGGACAGGCTCGCGCGCCTTACGCCCCTCGCACCTGATCCGCTGCAGGTCACTTGTCCTTCGCCCGTTTCAGGGTGAAGAAACCAAACCATAGCGACGAACGCCAAACCTGATGGACTGGACCAAGATCTTGAAACAAGGCGGCGTCCCTGAGCCTCCGGGCTATCGGGAGACGGTGGCCAAGGTCACCAGCAGACCAAAGCGCAAAAAGAAAAAGGCCAAGGGCAAGTGATGTTGACCTGACATCAGTTTGGCGCTAGTTTGGCGCTGCAGGCGGTTGCAGCCGCCTACAGCTGATCACAACCGCCAAAATTATGATCATCCAAGATTATCATCCAGATTTTCATTTTGCCACTGATGATGTGGCGACAGAAGAACATCCTCTCAACTTTTGCAAAGTACCCACAGAGGAGGATGAGCCAGTTTTATTGAAAACAGCAGTCGTCTTTATTGACCCTGACTGCGCCTTGAAGATGCTCAAAGGCAACTGCCCAAACAATAGAGCCATCAACAAAAATCAAGTTTTGCGGCTGGCTGCTGATATGAAAAAAGGCAAATTCACTGTAAGTGATTCTGCCATCTGTTTTGACTCTAATGGCTTTGTCACAAATGGGCAGCATCGTCTAAACGCGATAGTAGAAGCAGATGCAGGGCAATGGTGCCTGATAATGATCAACACAGACAAAGAGCAGGGCTTGCGATTTGATCTAGGAATCAGCCGCTCCATGTCTGACAGAATTACTTTTAACGGCGTGCGGATTACTAAGAAGGAATGTGCAGCGGTTAGACACGCAATGTCAGACATCAGCAAGCCAACCATTGGTACAACGCAATACGGCTTGCAAAGCCATGATTCCATTGTTGAACAGCATTTTTTGAAGTTCAAGGACTACTTTGATTTCATCAGAAGCGCGAAAGACAGCACCCACGCCAAATCCATACTCAGTGGCTGTGCCCTAAAAATCTGGGCATACATGAAAAACAGGCCCTACGCTTCGTATAACCATGAGATGGACGTAGAGGAAAGAATCTTGCATTGGCTGCAAATAACTCACAACGGCGCCCCGAAAACCAACGTTCTTGACCTTCGCTACGATGCAGCCGCTTTCCAGATCTATAAGCATGTTGAAAAACTGAAGCAATCAAATTTGTATTTCAACGACTTCAATGCTTTGCGCATGGCGACAAACGCCGCTTACAAGTTCATGCTGGGCGACGCTTCAAGGGTCAACAATGAGCACAGGCTTGTAAAAAGCAACCCATTCGTTCGCGATCCTTTCCCGCGCCTTCAGACCCTAAACGCAACCAACCCTGAATACGGAGAGTTTTGATGAAAAGAATCTGCGTTCAGATAACTGACAGCCAATACCAGTTTCTCAAAGAGCAATCAACCGAGGGGGTTTCGATCGCTTTCTTGATTCGTCAAGCCATCCAAGACTCTTACACAAAAACCAAAGGCAACAGCAAATGACACAGCATTATCGCAATGAAGACCCAAGCACCAGTCGCCTGGCGGCGGAATCCTTGGATCTAAGCCTGAAGGAACTTCACTACATGCTCCTCCAGCATCATTACTATCACCAAGACAGTGACAGCAACGCAGGCTTTGCGGCCTTTCAGAAAGGCTTGACAAGCTCACCAGAGACTGGCCGCCGTGCGTCGAGGACCCTTCGAGAAGCGCATCAACTGATTGAGTTTCGGACTGACCCACGGACCAAAAGCCCTGCCGTTGTTCAAGGTCGTCTCAGCAGTCGGCTGGGTCAGCGTAATTTTTTGACTGAGAAAGGCTTCAGCGCTCTAGAGAAATATCTAGGAGGGAAGCCTGCTTGACATGGCATACCAGCCGTGCCATATTGCTGCACATGAGCCTTTACCTCACTCGCTCATGACTCCCAACAGCATTTACGATCGCAGCCCAGGCTTTTATGACCCTGAGCGGCACAAACCCAGAACCAATGCCATTGTCATTGCAGTCTTTTGTTTCCTGATGGGTGGTGCCTTTTGGTACTCCCTCGATTCAACCTTGACTGACATGACCCAGCGTGACTGCAACGCTGGCATCCAAAAAGCTTGCAACTCTCTCAAATGAAATCCATCGCAATCAGCCTCGACTCTGACCGCTCCGAAAAGCTCACGAAAATCGCAGAGCGTGCCCAAACTGAAGCCCAAAGCGTCTACATCGCTGGCCGTACTTTTCAAGTAGAGCCGCGTAAGCTTTCTGCATCAGCAATCGCCATGGGCCTGCTAAATGCAGCAATCGACGACGCCCACGCCCAGCTCTAGTCTCACGTTCACGGTTTTAGGCAAGCCTGCCCCACAGGGCAGCAAACGCCACGTTGGTCGCGGCGTCATGGTCGAATCCTCCAAGAGGTGCAAGCCATGGCGTCAAGACGTGAGGCATACAGCTCTGGACTTGCGCCCTGACGACTGGTATGCCAATATGGATGCAGCGATCAGTATCTCGGTCGTCTTTGTTTTCGCTAGGCCAAAGAACCACTTTCGGACCAACGGCCAGCTCAAACCATCCGCACCGACTTACTGCACCGCACGCATTGGGGACGTAGACAAGCTCGCGCGCAGCATCCTGGACAGCCTCGCGGGCGTCTTGTTTGCAGCGGACGAGCAAGTTATCAACCTGATCGCCCAAAAACGCTATGCCAATGACAGAGAACAACCCTGCGCCATCATCACTGTCGCCGCCGTTAATTGAGGCCCTTGTCTCTTTTCACAAGACAGTTCCGGCAATCAATAAAACAGCCAACGCACAGTATGGCAAGTTTGCCGATCTTGAAACTGTGCTCTCAACTGTCACGCCTCATCTCATCAAAAATGGTCTTGTGATTTCACAAGCCTTTGAGCCAAGCGAAGGGCTAGAGCCCATCCTTGTGACGCGACTGCTGCACATCAGTGGCGCTGAACTTGTCAGCCGACTGCCAATGATTATTGGCAAAGGGAGGAATCCACTTCATGACTTTGGTGGATCCTGTACTTACAGCCGACGATACGCCTTGCTCGCCATGCTTGGCCTCACGGCTGACATGGACGTGGATGGTGATTTTGCTGATGAAAAGCCTGCGGAATCAAAGCCTACAGCCAAGCCTGCGGCAAAAAAGACCAGAGGCCCAAATGATGCTTTGGAAAAGGATGAGTATGTGACTTGCCTTAGCGAGATCCAAAATTATCCGAAGATGCAAGATTGCGTTAAAGACTTCAGGGCTGCGTTTAACCTACCCAGCACAGCCAAGCTCAGCGAGACCTTCACCATGGTCAAGCATCAGGAGTGGCTAAATGCAAACGTCAGCAAGTATGTCTGAAGAGAAGACGCCACAGGCCCTGCAGGACGACAGGCGTCGTCGCAATCACTTTCAGGTCCGGCTTGATCAACAGCTGTCGGACCAACTGCGCCATTACGCAGAGCAACGCCACCACGGTGTGATCAACATGGCGCTCAACACAATCATCTCCAAATTCTTCAACGGAAAGTAATGCTCAACATCACCGCACACGGCAACCTCGGCAAAGATCCTGAGGTGAAGCAGGTCAAGGACACCCAGGTCGCTGAGTTCAGCCTGGCCTCCCGCACCGGCAAAGACGAGACCACCTGGATCAACTGTGCCGTCTGGGGCACTCGCGCCGACGTGGTTGCCAAGTACCTCTACAAGGGGGCCAAGGTAACCGTGGTTGGATCTGGCAAGCTCCGCACCTACGAGAAGAAAGATGGCAGCGAGGGCAGCTCACTGGAGCTGCGCGTGTCTGACTTCACGCTGCCTGCTAAGGCCGATGCTCCTGGCGAAGGTCAGAGCAAGTCAAACTTCGATTTCTAAAATCACAACAGGGGGGCAGGGGGCCTGCGGGCCTCCTTTTTTTATGAGCACACCAACCATTGAACAGGTCATGCAAAACGGCGCACTGATGTGGCGCGTCCACCATGCAGGCATGACAAGGGAGTTCCGTGAAGACTGGCGCGCGCGCTGGCATTACGAACAGTGCATCAGGCTGAGCCGCACCAAGAAAACAGGCAAATCTGGCTAAGCCCTTGCCAATGGCATACCACCTGTGTATATTGGAGGTGTTCAGGGGGAGACCCCACACCTCCCGCCCACAGGGCGGCTTTGAAAATGGATCTCCAGATTCTCTCTGGCTCTTTTGCAGACACCACCATCACGGTGGTTCCGGTCTCTGAAGCAGGCCAAAAGTTTTTGGGCTTTGCCGTTCAATCCGTGCAGATGCCGAAATCTCAGCTTCAGAAGGCTTGCGAGGTCGCAGCCGACCACGGCTTGAAGATGGGCGGCTGAGCCCAGTCAGCTGGGCAGCATCGCCTGATCTAGCGAGGCGATGTGCCCGACAGCCTGCTGGATCAGTTTTGTCTGATGCCAGCCTTGGCGGGTTAGCGAGACGCACAGACTGCGTAACTTTTCCAAGTCGTCACAGTCGTGAATCTCGCGCACCGTCGCCTCTAAATACAGCTCCTCTTCCAGTGTCTGCTCGATAATCATCCACTCCATGGGAGCCGCGCAGCTGCTTACGCTATAGCGGGAACAATCAAGCGACGCTAGGCATAACCGTTACATGATTGTTGTAATGACCCGTGAGGCGATAGCTCTTCATCGGCACCTCTGACATCCGATGGAAGACCATTTGGCCGATCTTTAGCCCTGGATACAGAGGCAAAGAATGATGCAAACGATTGTTCTTCAACTCGACGGTCAATTTTGAATTTGACCATCCTGGATCAGCAAAACCAGCGAAAGCGTGATCGTAGCCTTCTCTCGCGCGTGAGCTTTTGAGTAGAAAAGTGCTGCAGAGGTCGTCAGGCAGGTTGAACAGCTCAAGTGTTTCAGCCAAGCAAAACTCGCCGGGGTGAAGCTTGAACGGGTCATCTTCTGTCCGGTGCGAAATGTCTACACGCACAAGCTCGGGGCCATAGATGCTCTCGACCATCAGGTGGTCACCAAGCAACACATCTAGAGATGCCGGATTGACTAGCTCCTCATTGAAAGGAACGACCATTTGGCTTTTTTTGCATCTGGCGATGATCTCCCAGTCACACAGAACCGCCATTCATTGCTTTGAGGGTGCAACCTAGTTTGCCTCAACAAATATGGCCCAGCCGCTCCTAGGGCCATTGACTTGCCAACGTTGATGGAAGGCAGCCTGGCGCACACTGACGCGATAGCCAGAGAGCGCCGGATTGTGCGTGCCCCTCTCAATATCTGGCAGTCCAAGAGGATCTGACATGAGCCAGCTGGCGTCGTTGCTGTATCGAGATTGGTAGCCGTGGATCACGCTCCAGTGGCCGCAGGTCTCACTGCCGCACATCGGTGGCTCGCCGCGCAGCATGTCACCTCGGTGATACCAGCCGACCATCACGATGACGCCCGCGTCGATGGCCTCCATTACATCCTCCGCGTCAGCATTATCAACAAAGCGAACCCGCAGACCAAGACTGCTCAGGGCTTTGACGTGAGCGTAAACAGAAGTCGTGTCGCCAAACTCCTCACGGATTCGCGAATACTCCTCTTGGGTTTTGATCTTGCGGTGATGGGCTGCTGCCATGGCGGCTGCGCTGGTGAAGCACATTCGCTGCCCATTCGGTAGATCGAGCTGGCGGAAGTATTGAGGCATCCAGACCTCCTGATCAATCCCGCTTGCCTTCCAAGCTTGGATCCATTCCGCATCCTCCTCCAGTAGTTCCGCTGGCATGGACTCCTCAAGCTGTTTAATAGCAGCCATGCGGTGGGGGACATCTCTTCTATAGAACTCGAAAAACGGCAAGAGCGAAATCATTGCCAAGACGCTTAGGTATGGTCTGACATTGCCTGAGGGCAGCTGTTTACGCCAGAGCTGTATCCAGCGATGAACACGACCATTGAGCCGCAAAGCAACAGCGTGACCGCGCTGCCTGCAATAAACCAGCCAGTTGCGGAGAACGCGGAAAGCTTCACTTCTCAACGCGCGGTCCAATCAGATTCTTGCCGACGTAATCGCAGATCTGATCGTCGATGGTGTTGTCGGTCGTCTTTGCGTAGGCGCGGAGAAGATCCATAACTAGACGTTTCACTGAATCAGATTTCAGAAAAGCCATCAGGATCGGCTTGACGATAAGGATCATTGGCCTGGCCTAGTTACCCTTAAAGCGTAGCTCTGTTGCGCCATGGCAGAAACTCCAGACGATCATCACGAAAAGGAAGGCATCTCAATGGCAGATGTCGTCAAGGCTTTGGTGCTGGCGTGGAGTGCCGCACTTTTGACAGCCTCGTATCTGGGGATCTTCCCTCAGATGAAAATGGATAATACTTTCGTCGCCAGTTTGCTCACTGGGGCGATGGCTTCATTTGGCATTGAGCGCAAGAACAATGGTGGTGGCAACAAGAAGCCGAATATCATTGAT